CAACGCCCCCTCTCTTGAGGGGCGTTGTCTCTCTCTGAAATCTTAACCTATGGAGATATGATATGTTTGCTACTGATTTAGTAAAAGAACTAAAGACAGAACGTCAAGTATATTTAGTAACACCAGAAGATAAATTATATTATGCCCTTGAAATAATTCATTGTAATAGAGAAGTACCCCAAAGCAATATCAATGCCTTGAAAAAATCTATTGAAAAAAATAACGCACTGTATCTAAAACCAATAACAATAGATAATAAATACTATATCATTGATGGTCAGACAAGATACAGAGCTTGTCAAGAACTTAATATGCCTTTCTATGTGGACATTGTAGACTCAATGGAATGGTCTAATGAAGATCTTATATCTATTAATACAACACAACGTAACTGGAAGCTGGTAGATTACTTACATTATTATGTAAAATTTACTATGAACCCTTATGTAGCTTTTCAAACATTCCTTGATTCACATAAACATATTACAGTACAAATGTTAATTGCTATATTTAATAATACAAGTAACAGAAATAGTTTAAATAGTAAAGCATTTAAAAGCGGTGACTTAAAATATGATAGTAGAAATAAAACTAATATATTGAAATGGCTTGCTTGGTTGGAGGAAATAAACAATGCTCCGCTTGATCCATCATTAGATAACAGGACAAAAAGAAACCAAGAGTTTCAAACATCACTACTTAAAAAGTTTCAATCTCCTAATTGGGATAACTGTAGATTTATTAAACTGTTATCTGAATATCCTCACCAATTAAATAAACTAAAAAGAACAACTGATTTTGATCAGGAAATAGAAAACATTTATATGAGTAGATGATTGGTAAAGACCTCTTCTTGTGAGGGGTCTTTACCATTAGATTGGATAACAGCAGAATGAATGGAAGTGGAGATGAACTAATGAAACTATTTAAAATATACCAGAACATCAACACAGGTTACGACACCTACGATAGTGCCGTGGTGGTTGCTGATAGTGCAGCAGAAGCACAGCAAATACACCCCGATGGTGCATCAGGTGACTTTAGTATGTATGATACTTGGGTAGCACGACCCGATCTTGTAACGGTAACATATTTAGGCGAGATCGTAGGCGAATCAGAGAGAGACATCTATCCCGGTGCTATAATTTGTGCATCATTTAACGCAGGATAAATAGGAGTTTAATATAATGACTAAGAAATATCAGTGGAACTATTCTACGGACGATAAATATAGTTATACTTTAGAAGAATACATTCTTAAAGTACACGATATTATTGTTGACGTAGTAGAACATATAGAAGAGTGTGAGGGTGACATGTTGATGTCAAAGTACAGGAAACTAATTGATAGTTCTTGGCGATTGGAACACTTAAAGAAACAGATAGTTTTCGAGGAAGTAAAATGAACTCAGATAAATTTAAAAGATTTATATTAGAATTATGGTATGATGGTATGAGTACAAGAAATATAGCAAACAGCCCAACAGCTAAACAACTATACGCTGAAAATTCATCAAGAAATTTAACAAGAAATGCTATCATTGGTATCATTAATCGTAATGGTGGAGCATTTAAAAAAGGTATGCAATCTGAAACCTATCAAAATGAAGATAAAGAAAAAATTTCTTTAGCTAAACAAGTAGAAGAAGCACGATTAAAAATAAGAATGAAAAAAGAAAAGAATAAATATAGAGAACGTAAGTGTTTAACCTGTCAAGAAAAAAGTATAATGGAAAAGAATATGTTTATGTGTAGAAGATGTAAAGAAAATAATATAAGATATGGAAATGTAGATAGCTACAAAGTTCACACATAATAGTTCGGTAAAGCCCCTTTCAACGAGGGGCTTTCCCTTACTTCAATGGAGATTGATATGGCTATACCTAAGTTTAAAACAAAACAAGAAATTCTTGACTATGCTTTTAATGGTTCTGATCATTGGATTATACCTATGATAAGACATAAGATTGAGCAAAGTGGTGCTTCTTTAAGTGTGGTTGATGTTAATAATTACATTGAAAGAGAACTTAAATCTTTTCAAAACGACTATGATGAGTGGTTAGATAATCATGGCTAAAAAATCTACAAGCACATACGATCTTAATTTACATCGGATTAAAAAAAGAACATCAATAGGATGTAGTGTCAGATCCAAACCTAATAATAAAAGTAAAAGATTATCTTGGAAAAAATATAGAGGACAAGGTAGATGATTGAAGATACTACATGGTTAGTAGAAAATTATTGTCACGAATGTGAAGATGGTAAAATCTATAGAGATATAGTTACGACAGTATCACATATATGTTTTTTTTGTGATGGTAATACTACAGTAGAACGTGAAGTTAATTATTATGATACAGAAGAGGAGGTAAGAGAAGATTACCCTGACGCACTACAAGTAACTAAACTAAATTCGGTTCGTCCCCTCTCTTGAGGGACGACCCTCATTCATAACTTAAAGGTAAAGACAATGCAAATGTTTGATCACAGTCAAATTGAATTTAACGTAGATACTTTTAATATTCCTGATGTACCTAAAGAACTTGGTAAAGTTCTTAAACGCACTGATACAGGTCAGCCTCTTGCTATAGTATCTAAAGACTACACACCAGTTCAATATATAGATATTGTTCAAAACATTGAAGAAGCTTTAACGATAGCATCTCAAGATGAATCTACAAAACTTGATTTAACTGACACAGAATTTACTATTGATGTAATAAACGAAGGACAACAGTTAGAACTTAAAGCTAAGTTTCACGGACAAGAAACTTTTCTTGATGGTGGTGAAGGCTTTTTAGGAAAAGGTAAAAGTGAATTGATTATTCCTGAGTTTGTTTTTCGTACATCACATAACAGAACATGGGCTAACAATGGTATGATGGGTGTGTGGCGTTCTAAATGCTGGAATACTCTGGTAGCTGGTAATAAACTTGCTCATGTATATGGAAGACATAGTAAGAACTTTGATCTTGTTGGCTTTGCAGGAAAAATTGGTACAGCTACTAAATTTATTAGTGGTGATGGTATTGATCAGATGAAAAGATGGTATAATACACCTGTAAATCGTGAATCAGTTATTAGTTTATTTAAAAATACAATAGCTAAACGTTTTGATAATGTTGAAAGAAAGAACGTTGGCAATAAGGTTATGCTCTCTAATCTTATGAAGATTTTCGATGAAGAAAGCAGACACATTACTGGTCGTGGTGCTTATCAAAAGTACGGTACAAATAATGGAGGAACGTTATATAATGTGTACAATGCTGCTACTTATTGGTCTTCTCATCCTAGTTTAATGTCATATAAAAGTGGTGGTACTTTTTATCAAGGTAAAGATACCAAAGACATTAAAGAAGATCGTAACACTGTGAAGCTTAGAGAAAACAAAGTATCAGATATGCTTATCTCCAACCAATGGAAAGAACTTGAAGCAGCATAAAGGAGGTGCGATGTCATATATTTTAGTAGAGTGTTGTCCAGATGAGATTGGTTCCGGTGTCCTTGACACTATTAATCCAATGACCAACGATGCCGGAACCAAGGTTGAAATTTTTAAAACAGAACAAGATGCTCTTAAAGTTTTATACAATCTTCGATCATTCGTTTGTGAAGATACTTGGGATATGGATATAATTATTGAACGTATCCATTGACTTTTTTGTTGACAGTGCTATATAGAGTATGTTAGAACTTGTTAGTCATTATAACTTGAAAGGAATACGATGACTGTAATATCGGGTACTGCTTATTGGGCTTCTATCTCGCAGCCCAACACCACATTTGAACCATGCTGGACTATCGATGTAAGTCTGGATGCTGAAAACCTTGCTAAAGTTAAAGACGATGGGTTGTCAGTAAAAAACAAAGGCGATGAACGTGGTGATTTTGTAACTATTAAGCGTAAAGTAGAAGGAAAGAATGGTACTAATCAGGCACCACAACTTGTAGATTCTATGCGTCAATCAATGTTTAATACATTAATTGGTAATGGATCTAAAGTTAATGTTCTTTATCGTCCTTATGATTGGACTTGGAAGAATAAAGAAGGCAAGTCTGCCGATCTACAGAAGATACAGGTTACTGAACTTGTACCTTATGCATCAGAAGATAGTGAGGATTTCGATGTAATCGAATCTGGTTACACATCTGATGATGATGATATTCCTTTTGCATCATAACCTGAAAGGGGGGGTCACGTTCTGTGGCTCCCCATTTTCCCATGTCTAAAAAAAATATTAATAGTCTAGTCAAAGATATCTATAGTCTTTTTGATGATGGTAGTTTAAATAAAAAACAACTTGAAGAACTACCAAAACATTTAAATAAATTTACTGAAGAAGTTTCTAATCAGATTGCATTATCTCTTTGTGAAGATAGAAAAGATGATAATAAATTAAGATTGTCTGCTATAGGAAAACCTAATCGACAGCTATGGTATAGGTCTAATCTAAAACAAAAAAGAAATCCTTTACCTTCTTCCACAAAAATTAAATTCTTATATGGTCATATCCTTGAAGAGCTTCTTCTTCTCCTTACCCGTGTTGCAGGTCATACTGTAAAAGAAACTCAAAAAGAATTAGATATACAAGGTATTAAAGGACATCAAGATGCTGTAATAGATGGTGTCTTAGTTGATTGTAAAAGTGCTTCAGGAAAAAGCTTTGAAAAGTTTAAACAAAACAAGCTTTATGAAGACGATCCCTTCGGATATATTTCTCAGATATCTGCATACGCTCAAGCAAATAAAGTAGATGAGGCTGCGTTTCTTGCTATAGATAAATCAACTGGTGAAATATGTTTAACTCCAGTACATTCAATGGAAATGATTAATGCTACAGAACGTGTGCAATACCTTAAAAGAATGGTGTCAGCTAATAGTATGCCTGATCGGTGCTATTCTGATATACCTGATGGTAAGTCTGGCAACTATAAGCTTCCTATTGGTTGTGTTTATTGTGACTATAAGCGAGAGTGCTGGTCAGATGCTAATGATGGTCAAGGACTTCGTGTGTTTAATTATGCACAAAATAAAAGATATCTTACAAAAATAGGACGACAGCCAGAGGTTGAAGAGCTAACAGAATAATGCATTGGACTTACAATAAAAAAGTAAAACCAAATCCTGATAAGTATTTTGGTTTTGTCTATAAAATTACTAATAAAAAAACAAAGCAAGCTTATATAGGATGTAAACAATACTTCGTAAAAAGAAATGGAAAGACTGTTGTTTCTAACTGGAAAGAATACATGGGGTCTTCTAAAGCTTTGCTTGAAGATATTAAAAAGATAGGAAAGAAAAACTTTACATTCGTATTAATAGACCAGTACGAAAATAAAAGAACAATGAAATACTATGAACTTCATTATCAAATTAAGCTTGGAGTTCTTACAAAAATACTTGACGGTACAGATAAGTATGCCTACTATAATAATTATGTTGGAGGAAGGTTTACCCGACCAATTAAAGGAGCAGAAGAAATGGTAGAAATTGATAAAGAAAAACAACTTCTTACCAAGCAAGTTAATTCATTGAAAAGACAGCTAAACCGTTATAAAAAAAGGATTGATATATTGACTAAAGATTTAGAAAAAGTTAATGGAATTTCTGTTGATAAGTCATGGGAAGTTGAAAAACAAAATGAAAATGTAATAGACTTTAAAGCTTACAGAAAAAAAGTAACTACAAGCAAAGAAGAATACAACGCACTAAATGAATTTATGATTGAGTGTGGTTATGATCCTTATGATGTTGAAGATACAGCAAAGTTTTGGAATGATCTTGAAGAAGGTAGCGAATTTAGTTAGATGTCTAAAAATATTTGGCAAAAAGAAAGAAAACAAATTTTTAAAGAACTTACTTCTCAATATAAGAACGAGGGGTATGATTCTAAAACTGCAAAGAAACTTGCCAAAGAAGAACTACAAGATATGGTAGCTGATCAAAATGAATTTCTACAAAATATTCAAAATGATATTGATGAGTATAGTTAGTCCGGTCAACACCCCCCCTCTATGCGGGGGCGTTGCCCGATGAAAAATATTTGGAATATGCATCTTAAACATGGTAAAAAAGAAAAAATAATAGAAACTTTTAATACCTATAAAGATGCTAAAGAAGCGCTTACTTCTCGATATCTTCTTTGGTATCACTTAGGATCTGATCCAAAGTTTAAATACACTATTAAAAAGGCTAAGACTAATGACAGAAACATTAATTACTGTTTATAAAAGAAAAGGAAGACAAAGCCCGATAGTTACTTTTGAAGAAAGCTTTAGTAAGCTTGAGAGAGTTGATCAAATTGAATTTTTAATATCTATAGAAAAGGAGATGATAGCTAAAAGAAAAAACATTACTAATGAAATGTTTCAATACAGCAAAGGAAAATGGTAATGGCCGAAGGCTGGTTATCAAGAGGTCCATGTCTTGACTGTGGATCAAGTAACGGGAATGTCCAACATAGTGATGGGCATTCTTTTTGTTTTGTTTGCAATACACGTTTTTCTAATAATGAGGATTCTTACATGCAATCTAATACTACAACACCAGTGTCATCTACATCACTTAAAAGTGGAGGGTATTTAGCAGCACTTACTGATCGAAAGATCTCAGAGAACTCTGCTAAAGTTTATAATACATTTGTAAATGATAATGGAGGTACAGATCAAAGCCATCATATCTATAAATACTTTGATAAAGACGGTGAGCATGTAGCGTCTAAGGTTAGAAAAACAGAAAGCAAAGACTTCTGGGTCGAAGGTGATTTATCTAAAGCTGTTCTGTTTGGTGAGAACTTATTTGGTAAAGGCGGAAAGTATGTCACCGTAGTAGAAGGTGAGCTTGATGCTATGAGTGCTTATGAATTGCTTGGATCAAAGTGGCCTGTAGTATCTGTAAAGAATGGTGCACAGGCAGCAGCTAATAACTGTAAAAAATCTTTTGATTTTCTTAATAGCTTTGAAAATATTGTTATATGTTTTGATAACGATAAGCAAGGTAAAGATGCAGCCGAAGATGTAGCCAAGTTATTCGAGCCTAACAAATGTCGTATTGTTAATCTTGATCTTAAAGATGCCAATGAATATCTTCAAGTAAATCAACGAGAAAGATTTACAAAGTCATGGTGGAATGCTGAACCATATACTCCTGCTGGTATTATTAACCTTGGCTCTTTTGGTGACGAACTCTTTGAAGAAGATTACTGTGATACTTGTCCATATCCTTGGGAAGGATTAAATAAGAAAACGTATGGTATCCGTACTGGAGAGCTTGTATGCTTTACATCTGGCGCTGGTATGGGTAAGTCAAGTATTATCAGGGAGCTTGCTCACCATTTATTAAAGAATACTAAAGATAATATTGGCTTCTTTGCTTTAGAAGAGAGTGTAAGGAATACAATATTTCATCTAATGTCTGTTGAAGCTAATGCTAGACTTTATATTAAAGAGATTAGAGATCAACATAGTCTAAATGATTTAAGAGAATGGCGTGATAAGACCACAGGAACTAATAGGTTTTTTGCTTTTGATCACTTTGGTAGTGTTAGTAACGATGAAATTTTAAATCGTGTTCGCTTTATGGCTAAAGCTATGGATACAAAGTGGGTGATATTAGATCACCTATCTATCTTAGTATCTGGTCAGGAAGATAACGGAGATGAACGTAAGTCCATTGATATATTAATGACTAAGCTAAGATCTTTAGTTGAAGAAACAGGTATATCTTTATTGTTGGTAAGCCACCTGAGAAGGCCAATGGGTGATCGTGGTCATGAAGATGGTAGAGAAGTATCTCTGTCTCATCTACGTGGTTCAGCAGCTATTGCACATCTATCTGATTCGGTAATAGCTTTAGAACGTAATCAGCAAGCCGATGATCCTATTGAAGCAAACACAACTGTATTACGTGTATTGAAGAATAGGTATACCGGAGATACTGGTATAGCTGCCTACTTGCATTATGATAGTGAAACTGGTAGGATGACTGAGATAGATCGTAACGAAGAAGGAGAAGATGATGAATACGACCAAACGCTTTGATAAAAATCTATACGATCAGGCGGATTCTGCTGCTAAGAGTGCAATGATAAAATGGTTGCATCTAAATGGTTACGTAAATATAGATGATAAAGAAACAATGTCGTTTGATTTAGTTTGTAATAAGATTGATCATGATGTTTCTACGATTAAGCCCAAAGAATATTTTTATGAAGTTGAAATAAAATATTCTTGGAAAGGGGAATGGCCTGATGGTTGGAAAGAAATACGCATACCATTTAGAAAGCAAAAGTTAATTGATCGTTGGCAAAAAGATTTTCCAAATGATAAACTGACTTTTGTTATATTTAGAAATGATTGCCAACAAGCATGGCATATTTCAGGAAAGACAGTGGCAGATAGTAAAGTCAAAGAAGTTTCTAATCGTAATGTAAGTAAAGGTGAAAAGTTTTTTCATATTAATGTAGAGGATGCTAGGCTAGTAGATATGTAATGAAAGCTATCATAGATATTGAAACTGATTCGCTAAATGCAACAAAGATACATTGCATTGTTTCAAAAGATTATGATACAGGAGAAATAAAAACATGGTCGCTTGATGAATGTAAGAAGTTTCCCGAATGGTCTAAAAAAATAGATCAATTTATTATGCACAATGGGGTATCTTTTGATGCCCCTATTCTTAATAGACTTCTAGGCTGTAACATAAAAGTATCTCAAGTCAGGGATACTTTAATAGAGTCACAGCTTTTTAATTCTATTAGAGAAGATGGTCACTCCTTAGAATCTTGGGGTAATCGTTTGAACTATAACAAAGGAGACTTTAATGAGTTTGCTTCCTACAGTAAAGACATGTTGGAATATTGTATCCGTGATGCGGAACTTACTTGGAGAGTTGCACATTACTTGGAGAAAGAGGGTAAGGATTTTTCACAAAAATCTATAAGACTAGAACATAATATACGAACTATAATAGATCAGCAACAGAAGAATGGCTTTGCATTTAAATTAAGAGAAGCTATAATTCTGCTTTCTCAACTAGAGCAGGAAGAAAGAAAGCTTGAAGGAGAGGCTCAAGAAATATTTCCTCCAACGGAGATACAATTAAAAACTAAAGTTAAATACATACCTTTTAATATAGCAAGCAGAAAACAAATAGCAGAACGTCTACAACAAAAAGGATGGAAGCCAAAACAATATACTGATAAAGGTAACGTCATTGTTAATGAAAAGATTTTAAATGGAATTAACATGCCGGAAGCTAAAATGTTTAGTCGCTTTTTTCTATTGCAAAAAAGAACTGGATTATTAAAAGCATGGATAAAACAATGTGAAGAAGATGAAAGAGTCCGAGGTAGAGTTCTTACATTAAAAACTATTACAGGAAGAATGGCACATCATAGCCCTAATATGGCGCAAGTACCTGCTGTTTATAGCCCCTATGGAAAAGAATGTAGAGATCTCTGGACAATAAAAGATCCTGATAACTATTCTTTAGTAGGCACAGATGCTTCTGGTCTGGAACTAAGATGTCTTGCTCATTACATGGGAAACAAAAGATATATAGAAGAAGTCTTGGAAGGAGACATACACACAGCTAATATGAAGTTAGCAGGTCTTAAAGATAGGGACCAAGCAAAAACTTTTATATATGCTTTTCTTTATGGAGCAGGAGCAGCTAAGATAGGTAAGATCGTAGGAGGAAACGCAGCTAAAGGACAAAGACTAGTAGATACATTTTTAAATAACTTACCGGATCTAAAAGAGTTAAGAACTAAAATACAAACAGAAGCCGAGAGCGGTAAAATAAAAGGTCTGGATGGTAGATATTTAAAAATAAGATCTGAACATGCTGCCCTTAATACTTTACTGCAAGGAGCAGGAGCTATTGTATGTAAGAAATGGTTGATACATATTATAAAGAAGATTAATATGTCCGGTATAGATGCAAAACTTGTAGCATCTATACACGACGAGTATCAATTTGAAGTATTAAATAAAGATGTTAATCGTTTTTGTGCGATTACAAAAGAAGCTATTGACTTAACAACACAGACATTAAATATGAAATGTAAATTAGATTGTGATTACAAAGTAGGAAAAACATGGGCGATGACGCACTAGAAAAAAAGTATCGTAAATTATATACATCAGTTATTGTTCAAGCTTTGATGGATCTTACAAAGCTTAATACATCTGTAACTGATACAAGTATCTCAATCACTAGAGATAATGCACACGCTTGGTTTTTTTCTACACAAGGAGAAACAGAAAAAGATTTTGAAGAGATCTGTGATAATGCAGGAGTAAATCCTTCTTTTGTCCGTGTCTTTGCTTCTTCTGTTGTCAATCAAAAAGGAAATAAAAATGTTAGAAAAAGAATTATCAGATTCTTTGACGAATGAAAGTAATTATAAATACTATCTTAGACGCATGAAAGAAGAAAGAGCTTCAACAAAACAGATAGGTGGAGAACATTACAAAGATTGTAAGATACAACCTGTTGAATATATTCACAAAAATAAACTAGATTACTTTGAAGGAAATGTAGTTAAGTATATTACTAGGCATAGAAAAAAAGGAGAAGGTCGCAAAGATATTGAAAAAGTAATACACTATGCACAGTTAATATTAGAATTAGATTATGGAGAAGGGGAATAGTATGGCACAGTTTAGATCAAACGAGAATCCTATGTTTCGCTCTAAGTTTAGCGAAGACATTTTTAAACACAAATATGCCCATCATGGGTGCGAGACATGGGATGCATTGTCATCTACTCTGGTAGACGATGTGTGTCAGGACTATCTAAGTAAGGACGACAAAGACGAACTGAAACGTATGATCACTGACCTGAAGTTTATTCCCGGTGGTC